CATATCATAGTTTGGGATAAAAAGGTAGGCATATAAAGAAAACACGTTTTTAAAGCGATTTAAGCGAGGATAATAAAAAGTAATAGTAAGATACTGTTGAGGGTAAGAAAACGTATTACAGCAAAAGAATCAAGTGAAAAAACAAGAATAATGTTTAACTTTAAATTACAGTAAAATGATTAGCAAAAAAGATTTACAGAATGCAGCAGAAGAGCTGAACACAACTCTGGGGCTGAACCCCCCAATTGATCCAGGAATGGACGTACAGGACTTAACAGCCGAAATACAGTCGGCATTAGAATTAATCGATCCTACGCAGGATTCCTTCTCTGACACTACTCAAGCAGTTTTGGAAGAGTTGGGAGGGAAAGATTTTAAAGAAGCAGCAGAAGAAGAGGAAGAGGAAGTACAGGAAGAAGCACCTGTGGTTGTAAAACCAGAAAAGAAAAAGAATCCCTTTCCTGCAAAGAACGTCGAAAAGAATAAGTTTGGACACACCGTAGGCAGTCAGGCTGCAACAATCGACGAAGTATTGATTGATACGCCTTCCCCAATGACCATCGAGGAGATTGCTGAGAAAACCAACTGTACACGAAGTCGCATTAAATCTCACTTAAAGCATTTAATGGAAGAGAAGGGTGTAGAGTTTGTTACCGTAGGAGATGCATTTCAATTGAAGAAGTAGTGGAGAAAGCAATATCCGACATAATACGGTTTGTGGGAGACGACCCTTTGCGGGAAGGTGTACGTGAAACACCTCAGCGTGTCGTACGTTCTTGGAAAGAGCTTTATGCAGGGTACACGCAAAATCCAAAAGACGTTTTCACAACATTTGACAGCAAAGGGTATGATCAAATTGTTTTGCTTAAAGATTTTGAATTTTACTCAATGTGCGAACACCATATGCTACCTTTCTTTGGCAAAGCACATGTAGCGTACATACCAAATGAAAAGGTAATTGGTATTTCTAAACTTGCTCGACTTGTAGATATATATGCAAGGAGATTGCAGATACAAGAAAATTTAGGAGAAAGCGTGACGGAAGCACTTATGCTCTACCTACAACCAAAAGGAGCTGCTTGTGTACTTGAAGCAACTCATATGTGTATGCGAATGAGGGGAGTAAATAAGCAGAATTCAACAATGGTTACTTCCAGTCTTCGTGGAGTCTTTCGGGAGGATGCTAAAGCAAGGGAAGAATTAATGAGACTGATAAGATGATTACAAGACAAATGTTCATAGGGGTAGAAGCAGAAGGACCGGGGCGTGGCTTACTTACTTTATTTATTCCACGAGGTGCGGTAACGAAAAAGAACATAAAGAAGATTTTGCAGAGAATAACTACCGAAGAAATCACACGTTTGTATTTTGGGGCAGGGAACAGGAGGGGACTAACGGAAATGGACTTAGAGTTAATACGCAGTGTAGATGAAGAAATTTCTATACTGGCAGAAATAGGCTTAAAAGATTTACTCGAACTCCATGACAAAGATGCGTTGCACAGGATAGATCTCATTCTGACACTGCCCATAAAGTCAAATGCTACCATCCCCACTATCCAGCATATCAAATTTGTAAGCAATCGTAAACTGCTTTGGTATGAGCAAACAGAACCCCCTTATGAAACATTATTGAGTGATGATTTATATTTAACAGATATGAAAGTATGAGAAAGATTTTTTATCTTCCACTTGAACCACTTCCTGAACGTTATACGGTACAGTTATCGGCTGCAGGATGTGGTTGGTTAGAATGGAGATGGAGACAACATGATATCCCTTATGAAAGGATAGAAGGAGAACAACTTACCTCTTACATTAAGCATGGATCGGTGCTGGATGCAAATGGAAGAGGATTTTGGGCGCTGTCCCAAATAAAAGAACTGCTTCGTAAAATAGATGCAGGTGAAGTTACGTCGGACGATGTAATATACTTCGATGATTTTTGGCATCCAGGTATTTCAGCACTTCCTTACAGCTTTCATCTTACCGGAGTGCGTCCAAAAATGTTTGCCATGCTTCATGCACAAAGCGTAGACGTACATGATTTTACTTATCCTATGCGACATTGGATGCGTCCATTTGAAATAGGGATAGGCAGGGTACTAAGTGGCATATTTGTAACGAGTACCTGCTTGAGGGATTTGTGCTTGTATGCAGGAATAGGGACACCGGAAACTGTACACCTTTGTGGCTTGCCTTACAACAGTGATGAAGTCAGAACACATTTAACCACACGTCCTTCACGCAAAAATCAAGTTGTTTACAGTAGTAGATGGGATAAGGAAAAACGACCCGATATCTTCCTTCAAATTGTAGATGAAGTTGTACGTTGGCGCCCCGATATTTCATTTGTTGTTACAACAAGTGCAAAAGAATTGCGAAGTAATGACGAATCTTTACGAACGCTGTTAGCAGAGTATTTAGAGAAGTACCCCGATAACTTGACATTACGGGTAGGACAAACAAAGGAGCAGTACTATACAAATTTGCTTGAATCTAAAGTGCAGATTAATACCGCAGATCAAGACTTTGTTAGTTGGACAATGCTGGAAGCTACGACATGTGGCTGTTATCCTTTGTACCCGTACTTTTTAAGTTTCCCGGAAGCGTTGGAGTATCATCACGAATTTATGTACGTTAAAAATGATGTGCGTAATGCTGCTTTTCAGCTTATTCGTCTTGTCGATGCACCAGAAGGATTGCTGGATGTAGACTGGGTGTATAAAAAGTATGATAAGAGTTGGGAGAGGATGTATAACGTAATGAATGACAAACCATATGAACCTCTTTATCGTAATTCGCACGCAGTTTGAAGGAGTGCATTGCTGGCCGGCATGTCCTTTCAAAGATGTTGGTTTCTTACGTAATCCTCACCGCCACGTTTTTCATGTAACCATTAAATGGCGAGTAAGAGGGGATGACAGGGAACTGGAGTTTTTACGTATGAAACAACAGGTAGATGCTTATATAAAAGAATACTTTCCATATGATTTAGGAGCGATGTCTTGTGAACAAATGGCAAAAAAATTAGCTGAGGAATTCGATCCTGAATTTGTATCTGTATTTGAAGACAACGAGAATGGAGCAGAACTTACGGTTTAATCACCCTGTATTTTTAGATAGTGGGGCACACGGACTGTATAATGAACAGATACGTGGGCAGATAACGAAGTATGGGCGGTTGCAAGAGGATACGTACAAGTGGTTTACTACAAAGGAATTTTATGATTATGTAGATACGTATGCTGAATTTATAAAGCAACACCAATCCATTATAAGCAGGTATGTAAACGTAGACGTAATCTTTAATCCACAACTTACATGGGATGTACAAATGTACTTGGAGCGAACGCATGGGTTACATCCTATGCCCATCGTTCACTACGGAACAGATGGAAAATGGTTAAAACGATACATTGCAAAAGGATATGATTACATAGGGATAGGAGGATTAGGGCAAGGTATAACAAAAGAGGCTTATATGAAATGGGCTGATGAAATGTATAAAATACTTTGTCCACCCCCTTATTCCCTTCCTGTTGTAAGGACACATGGTTTTGCAATAACAGCGCATACGTTAATGGTGCGTTATCCTTGGTATAGTGTTGACAGTACAAGTTGGTTGAAGTATGGTAGTTATGGACAAGTTATATTCCCTGTTAAAGAAAATGGGGAATGGTGTTATACTAAATCCTTCCATATTGTACGCTTGTCAATGCGTAGTTCATCGGGGTTCAATAAAATCAGTATGGTGCATGAATCGGATAAGCTCATTCGTAAACAATTTTTAGAGTATATAGAAGAAAAAGGATACAAGCTGGGAGAATCAAGAATGGAGGGAAAGGAAGAAGTTATGCTTATCCCAGGTTTGTGCAATGATGATAAATTGAGATGTGAAATAAATGCGCTGTACTACATTGACTTGGCAGAAAGTATGCCTACTTGGCCTTGGGCTTTTCGAGTAGATAAATTACAACCAAAAATAGAATTATGATATTATATTTTGCAGGAAACGGGTTGAAACCCGAGCAAAATGAGAGCATTCAATCCTACCCCAAGCGAAGTTGGGGGATATTGCTGTCTTATAAAGATTTGAAGATGGCGGACAAAACGAAAGTAAACAGTAGATTTAACAAACTAATAAAAAGAAATGAAAGTAAATAAAAAACAATTTGAAGAAGCACTGTCAATCGTAAAACCAGGATTAGCACGGAAAGAACTTATTGAACAAAGCACCACATTTGCATTTGTAGATGGAAGAGTGGTTACGTACAATGATGAAATTAGCATTTCTCATCCTGTAACAGGACTTACGTTGAGTGGAGCAGTAGAAGCAGAGCAATTCATAAAGTTTTTAGGGAAGATAAAGTTGGATGAAGTTGAATTTGATATTCGTGATAATCAAATTGTCATTGCTTCTGGTCGTTCACGGGCAGGACTGTCCTTACAAACCAATGTAAGTCTTCCTCTGGAAGAAGAGTTAGGGAAGAAAAGCGAATGGAAGGAAGTAAATGAGAAATTTACTGAAGCCCTTACATTTGCAATAGGATCCTGTTCAAAGGATATGTCACAACCCCTTCTTACTTGCATACATGTAAACAAAGAAGGCATAATAGAATCATCGGACAGCTATCGAATCACACGATATACGCTGTCTTCTGTCCTTCCTGTTAGGACATTTTTACTCCCTGCCACAAGTGCCGAAGAAGTTGTGAAGTTAAATGTAACACACGTAGCAGAAGGTGGAGGATGGATGCATTTTAAAAATGCACAGGATACGGTAATCTCTTGTCGAATTATAAAAGATACCTATCCGAATACAATACGACATTTAGAAATCAAAAAAGGAGATCGTCTCCTCTTCCCTTCTTCAATGGAAGAAGCACTGGATCGGGCAATGATATTTGCTCATCGCTCCCATATATTGGAAGAAATAGTAACGATTACAGTAAGCAAGGGAAGGATAAAACTATCAGCCTCTTCCGACAACAGCTGGTTTGAAGAAGAATTAAACATAGCGTATGAAGGTGAAGAAATTACATTTGCCATAACACCACATTTGCTAAAAGCAATTCTATCGAAGACGGCGGAGTGTGTAATAAATGAGGAGAAAAGCAAGTTGAAATTTGAAGGTGAGGGTTGGGTGTACTTAACAATGTTACGTAAATGATCGAAGGATTTTTTACACGCAGGGAAACAGAAAGTGTGGAAAAGCCTGGTGGACGTACACTCTCCTGTCATAGTTGTGGATTGTACAGAGAGTGTACCTCACCACGTATGAAACCCTATGGGGAGTTTCGCCGTAAGATTATGATTATGGGAGAAGCACCAGGCGAAACCGAAGATCGTGCTGGCAAACCTTTCCAAGGAAAAACCGGACGGTTATTGCAACGAACGTGTGAAAAGTTGGGGGTAGATTTGTTTAAGGATTGTGTAGTAATTAATGCCGTGCATTGTCGTCCCGTATCGAAAGACAAAGAAAACCGAGCCCCTACAAATTTTGAAATCGAGTGTTGCCAACGCACAACCCTTAGTTATATTCAGCAATACCACCCCCATGTAATATTAGCGTTAGGGAACTCGGCTGTGTACAGTTTATTAAAAAATCACTGGTTGCGAGATATAGGAGGGATAACAAAATGGAGAGGCTGGACAATACCTGACACTAAATATAATGCTTGGGTATGCCCTACGTTTCATCCCTCACATGTAGAACGAGCCGACGGAACGGAGGTAACAACGATTTGGGAACAGGATCTTCGTCGGGCTTTCTCCTGCACCGATACACCACTTTTGCGGTACAAAGAGCCCACAATAGAAATTATAGAAGACCTGTCACCTTTGAAATCCATCCCACGTGGAAGCACCATAGCATTCGATTATGAAACAACAGGACGCAAACCGCATGCCTCAGGTCATCGCATTGTAAGCTGTGCGGTAGCGGACACGGAAACACATGCTTGGGCATTTCTTATGCCACAAAGTCGTGCAGCCAGAGCTCCACTTATTGAATTGCTCGGCGATAAAGATATTAAAAAGATTGCACAGAATATGAAGTTTGAACATGCATGGAGTGCAGAAAGACTGAGAGTAGAAGTAAAAGGATGGGAATGGGACACGATGTTAATGACGCATATATTGGACAACAGGACAGGGATAACAGGACTGAAATTTCAAACCTACGTTCAGTTTGGCGTTTCGGATTACAGCAGTGAAGTAGATACGTATTTAAAAGATGCAGACACGAAAGATGGAAATGGATTTAATAAAATAGATAAACTGCTGGAAAAACCTGGAGGCAAACGCACGCTGTTAACATACAATGCTTGGGATGCTTTGTGGGAATTGAGATTGGCTAATGTACAACGTTCACCAATACTACCTTTCTAAAATGAAATATCAATACAATCCAAAAATAATGCAGGCGTATGATTTACTGCATAAAGGAACACTGGCGTTAGCGAGGGCAGAACAGCAGGGAATACGTGTTGATAGAGAATATGTAGAAAGTGAAAAACAAAGGCTGACACAGAAAATAAACGAACTTGAACAGCGTTTTAAACAATCCCGTCTGTATCAGCATTGGGCGCATACTACGAAGACGGTAAATATAAACAGCAACGCTCAGCTGGCACACTTCTTGTATGACGTTAAAAAACTTACTCCTGCTTACACCACGGAAAGTGGACAAGGGGCAACGGATGAAGCTGCCTTACAGCAACTTGGGATGGAAGAGTTAAGGGATTTAATCGAAATACGTAAACTGAGGAAAGTAAGAGATACGTATTTGGACGCTTACCTGAGGGAACAAGTAGATGGATACATCCATCCATTTTTTAACCTGCATCTCGTTCGCACATACCGTAGCAGTAGTGACAGTCCTAACTTTCAAAACATACCACATCGAGATGCAGAGGCAATGCAAATCGTACGACGTGGGTTGTTCCCCCGTCCTGGTCACAGAATACTGGAAATGGACTTTTCTAACCTTGAAGTTCGTATTGCGACATGCTATCATAAAGATCCTAAAATGATTACCTATATCAAGGACCCTACAACCGATATGCATCGTGATATGGCAAAACAACTGTTTATACTGGATGAGTATGATAAAAAGAAACACTATATACTGAGACAAGCAGCGAAGAATGGATTTGTTTTTCCAGAATTCTATGGGGATTACTATGGTAATTGTGCAGTAGGTATGGCATGTACTTGGGGGCAGTTACCAAAAGGACGCTGGCAGCGTGGCCAAGGCATTCCTTTAGATACAGAACAATTTACGCTGGCTGATCATTTAATTGCAAAAGGCATTCCATCCCTGGCTAAATTTACAGATCACGTTAAGGCGGTAGAAAAGGATTTTTGGGAGAATAGATTTCCTGATTACGCTACATGGAAAGACCGCTGGTGGCGGATGTATCAAAAACATGGATATATTGATTTACTAACGGGTTTCCGCTGTACAGGTGTTATGTCACGTAATGAAGTCATTAACACTCCAGTACAAGGTGCTGCGTTTCATTGCCTCTTGTGGGCTTTCATAGAGTTGGATAGGAGGATGCAAGAAGAACATTGGGACACAAAATTAATAGGGCAGATACACGATTCAATCATTATGGACGTTTTACCGGAAGAACTACCACATGTTGTTTCCGTTATACGACAGGTCACATGTGAAGCATTACCGCAAGCATGGCCATGGATTATTGTTCCTTTGGATGTAGAAATAGAAGTAGCACCCACAGACGGAAGCTGGGCAGAAAAAACTTTACTTACCCAGTAAAGAATTCATAAATTTTTTGTATAATAGTACGTAATAAAACTATATGAGTTTATATCTTAAATATCGCCCCTCAACACTGGAAGAAGTGCGGGGAAATCGAGACATAATTGCCTCACTTGAAGGACTTTTGCGAGACAAAGAAAAGTGTCCTCACACGTTTCTCTTTCATGGTCCTACGGGTTGCGGTAAAACAACATTAGCAAGGATTATTGCAACGAAACTGGAATGTAAAGGTACAGATTTAATTGAAGTAGACAGCGGGCAGTTCCGTGGTATTGATACGGTAAGGGATATCCGATCCAACAGCCAATACTACCCCATGGAAGGCACGGCAAGGGTATGGATATTGGATGAAGTGCATAAGATGACAAATGATGCACAAAACGCACTGTTGAAAATATTGGAGGATACTCCCACGCATACTTATTTTGTACTGTGTACGACGGATCCTCAAAAGCTACTGCCCACGATACGTGGACGTTGCAGTGAGTTTCAAGTACAACCTCTTCCCGATACGCAAATGGAGCGGTTGTTGAAAAAGATAGTAACGGCTGAACAAGAAACGTTAACTGATGAAGTTTACAAGCAAATCATTCAAGACAGCCTCGGGCATCCCCGTAACGCCCTGCAAATACTTGAACAGGTATTGAGTGTTACAGAAGAACGCAGACTGGACATGGCACGTCGCACAGCTGAACGGCAGTCACAAACCATTGAACTTTGTCGGGCACTGGTAGGAGGATCAAATTGGGGGAAGGTTAAAGCAATACTGGAAGGACTAAAGACGGAAGACCCCGAAGGTATCCGTAGGGCTGTACTTGGATATTGTCAATCTGCGTTGTTAAATAACTCAAATGATCGAGCAGCAGCAGTGATTGAAGCGTTTTGGGAACCGACGTACAACATAGGTTTCCCAGGTGTAGTTTTTGCATGTTATAGTGTAATACAAGGTTAAGATGGACAAAGTAGATTTAAGACTGTTGTACAAACAGGAAACAGGAGAGTATGTAGCAGATGATGAATCGCTGACATTACCCGAACGTGGACTGCTTACAAACAGAATACAAAGGATGATGAGATATATTGACTGGTTGGAAGATAAAATCACACAAAATGAATTACGAAAAGGACATAAAAATCGACGCTGAAGCGTTAGACTTAGAGTGGCTGGAGCAGCCACAATTAATGCTCAAGTATTGTCAACATGCTGCCGACATGCGTTACAAGCTGGATGCAGCGAAAGAGGCATTAGACTTGGCGAGGGCAGAGTTGGACAAAGAGATACGAACCAATCCAGAACGATTTGGGATAGGTAAGGTGACGGAGTCGGTTGTAGAAAACACAATACTGATGCAACCGGAATACAGAGAGGCAAGTGAAGCGATGGCAAACGCAAAGTACGAGTCAGACGTTGCACAGAACGCTGTACGTGCCATTGACCAACGAAAGGACGCACTGGAAAACTTGGTGCGGTTGTTTGGATTGCAGTATTTTGCAGGCCCACGTGTACCACGTGATTTGTCACAAGAGGTACAGAAAAGGGCAGAACAGAGACAGGCAAATGAAATGGTAGGACCAATGCGTAGAAGGACATGATAGGAAAAACGATATTGTGGGTAGTAATAGGTGAGTTGGCTTTTGTTGCACTAACATACCTTTGCAGCCGTGTACAGATGAAAGCATGGTTGGATGAATTGGATTTGAAACTGGGAAAGAAATTTGTAGAATACGTAAATAAAAAACAGAAAGATGACACACAGGAAAACTAATTTTAGAGACAAAATCGGGCGTAATATTAAGACGCAAAAAGAGAATCGCAAAGGGTTTGGTTACCTCAACCTCCCCTCAGGCATTACGGTACTGGAATTGGATAAGGATACAACGAAATTCGAGTTGGATTTCCTGCCCTACGAAGTAACCGACGACGCACACCCGGACAAAGACACACAGGCGGACATTGCCGTGAAAGGCTCACTGTGGTATCGTCGTCCCTTTAAAGTTCACCGCAACGTAGGATCGAACAACGAGTCGGTGGTTTGCCCACGCAGTTTCGGACACCCTTGCCCGATATGTGACTACCAAAAGAAACGCATTAAGGACGGGGCAGACAAAGAGGAGTTTAAACTGCTTTATCCCAAACCCCGCTCGCTGTACATTGTCCGCATTCCGGGTGAAGAGGACATACACGTATGGGACATGTCTGACAAGCTGTTCCAGGAAGTGCTGAATGAGACGTTGCAGGAGGAACAGGATGCAATGTGTTTCCCGGACCTTGAAGAAGGTAAGACGTTGGAAATCCGCATCAAGTGGAAGGAGTTGGGTGACAATACTTTCCCCGAAGTACGAAACATTGAATTTAATGACCGTAAGCCAATTGACGAGTCTATACTGGAAGAGGTTCCTAATTTGGACCAAATGCTGAAGGTACTGTCATATAAAGAGATCGAGGCAAAGTTCTTTGAAACCGACACCGAAGAAGATGCAGGCAAATTGGAGGATGTAAAAGAAGAAACGCCTGTAGTGGAACGCAAGCAGAAGACAATTGAAAAAGAGGAAAAGAAAAAAGAGGAACCGGCTCCTGCAGAACCTGCTCGTCGTGTACGTGAACAAAAGACGGAAGACTCCCGTTGTCCATTTAAGCACAGATATGGTACGGATTTTGATAAGTTTAAGGATTGTGATACATGTGATAAGTGGGATGGATGCATGGATGAATCAAAACAAAAATGATACGAACGAGACATACAGCTCCTTTGAGTGAGCAAATAAAAACGAAAGTAAATGGCGAGACAAAAGCAAAAGCCCAAGAGTACGACGGGAATTTTGGTACAGTCATCTCTACAGGGTCCACACTACTTGACCTTGCAATTTCTGGTGGACGGATACGAGGTGGAGGCATCCCAGGAGGGATTCTTGTTGAAGTTTTCGGTCCGAGTGGATCAGGTAAAACAGTACTTCTGTCTGAAATAGCAGGTGGGGTGCAACGGCAAGGTGGTCAAATTATGTTCCACGACCCCGAAGCACGGTTGAATACACAGTTTGCAAGGTTGTTCGGTCTGGAACTGAGTGAGACAGATTACTACCAACCCGACAAAGTACCTGAGGTGTTTACGGCGGTACGTAACTGGGAGGTAACTAACGGAGAGGTAATAAATGGTGTGTTTGCTGACTCACTGGCAGCGTTGTCTACGGAACAAGAGATGGAATCTAAGGACGGTGACAAGATGGGTATGCGACGGGCAAAGGAGTTTTCGGAGGAGTTGCGTAAAACGTGTCGTATAATCAAGCAGAACAACTACCTGATGGTTTGCTCCAACCAAGTGCGTCAGAACCTCGATGCCGGTCCTTACGGGCAGAAGTACACAACGCCTGGAGGTGAGGCTATTGGGTTTTACAGCAGTTTGCGGTTGCGGTTTGCAAAGCCTGAGAAGATTACGACGAAACTGAAAGTAGCAGGAAAGGAGGTGAAACACGTAGTAGGTGTTGAGGTGCAGGTTGAGGTGTTTAAGTCTTCCATCTGGGAACCTTACCATACGGCTCCGTTGACGATAATCTTTGACTATGGCGTGGACAATATCCGTGACTCGTTGCAATACTTGAAGGACCACACAACGGCAACGCAATACGTATTAGGAGATAAAGTACGAACGCAAAGTATGGCAGATGCAATTCGTCAGGTCGAAGAGGAACACTTAGAGGATGAGTTGAGGGAAGAAGTAATCAGACTTTGGGAAGAGATACAAAGACAGTTTAAAACAGAAAGGAAACCAAAGAGATGAGAACGGTAGGAGATATTGAAATGGTGTACGGAGACCCAAAGAACAGTCGTCGCCCTGTAGGACTGGCACGATTGAAGGAGTTTGTGAATAACGTAAACAGCCACTATGAGTTGTGGTTTGTTGAGTATTTAAACAATGAGGGGTACACGTATGAGGCATTATTAAAGAAACAAGCGAATGGGACAAATGAGAGTACTAACGAATGACCCCTCGATGACCGCCTGGGGGTGGGCAGTAGTGGATGAGTTGGGCAATGTGGTGGGTTGCGGGTGTGTGAAAACTGCACCGGAGCAGAAGAAGCGTCGCATACGCAAATCAGACGACACGGGACGGCGTGCCACTGAGATAATACAACAACTGCGACAGGTGATACGGGAGTACAGCATCAACATCATCTTGTCCGAATCACCACACGGCAGTCAGAACGCATCGGCAGCCGTTATGATCGGTATGGTTTCGGGTATCATCCACACGCTGTCCGAGTGCTTGGGCATACCTCTGGAGACGTACTCGGAGCAGGACGCAAAGAAAGCGTTGTTGCATAAAAAGTCGGCTACGAAGGACGAGACGATTGAGGAGATAAAGAAACATTATGTAGTAAAGTGGAAAGGGGTTAAGTACATGGATGAGGCAATAGCGGATGCACT